TTGTGTCGGTCGAAAACCCTTCAACTTGAGGACGGATACGAACAATGCGTGCTTTCTCCACTGCAGTTTTTAACTGGTCATAGGTTTTGATCTTAACAACTTCCTCATCTGGAATTCGTAGATCTCCGCACGATTGACTGTTCTGGAGTGGAAATGGATACTTACCTTTCCCCATCATTCCCAGGAAATCGCCAACGGACAATTCGTTCTTTTCAACTCGCTTGAGTTCTCTCGGTCCTATAGCACACGTCCGAACACCTCCAAAGTTTCGAGTCAGTTTTAACGATGAGGTAGTGATGTCAGGAGCGAACCTCAATTCACAGGTAGCACATTCTTCAGAGGAAGAGATTGCGACACCTATTTTCCGTCCATCCGATCCAGGATAAGGGTCTTCCTCAATCGTTGGAGGTTCAAACTTTCCACCTGCATTTCCCATTGTCTCTAAGTGGATAAAACAAGTATCACAGATTAAACAATGAGCACAACCGCTGGAGCCACTGGAGCCCCTGGAACCTTCAAACCTCCGACACCTAAACCCTTATATCCAGACACACCTTGGTGGGCGAGCTTGATTGCGGTCTTTTTTACTGCAGTCGTCAGTATTTTGGGAACAGCCTATGCATTGGGTCATCTGAAAGGGACACCTGGAGCTAAACTTCCTCCAGCCGCTTCGCTTCTCGTAGATACACTTACCTATTTTCCACACATCCTTCTCTTGTTCGGCGTTCTTGCCGATATGATCAGCTATGACGGCGTATGGTCTATTCCCAGTTTGGTCGGAATACTCTCCATCTTCGCCAACTTTCTCATGAAGTACTTTTGGATCGGAATTCAGTCGTTCGTGTCCACCTCCAAGGAAGTTGTAGTCAACATTGGAAAACAAAAAGCCACTACACCTGCTCCACCGCAATCCGCAGGTGCTGAACAAGGTTCATTTTTCCAGAACTACGATGGATGTTCCGTTCAAGGATTTGAATACTTTGCCACTGAATTCGCACCCCAAACGCTCGTGGTCACTGCGACCGTCTTCTGTTATTACATTTTTGATCTAGTCCGCAACCGAGGGTGGTTAAACTCACTTGCGGCGATCCTTGTGTTTGCTTCTGTCTTTATAGGTCAAGTTGCTATCTTATCCACTTGCGGTAACTCACCCTACAGTGGAAACCTTCAAGCGATGATGGCCTTATTTGAAGGCATTGTGTTTGGAGGGTCTGCGTATGGCATCGTTCAAACCTATTACCCTACACGTTTACCCACATCCACTATTTCACCCTTCCCACGACGCAGTAAGAATGATCTGAAGTTGGGTCCAGATGGAAAAATGTATGACGAGGATGGATATCCATTCATTGTATTGCCCAACGGACAAACGGTCCCTGACATTTCAGGCAAAAAGGCTAAGGACGCCTATGCTACATTACTCGGTGACAGTCTTGGAACCGGCGCACCAGCCAAGGAAGCTAGCTGCCCTTCTTAAGAGAACGCTTTACCGATAATCGCAAGTAGAATCGCAATTTGAGTACCTGAATACCGACCTACTTCCACATCACCCTTAAACACTACAAAGGTTGGAACTACAGAAATATTCATTTTTGCAGCTCGCCCCTTGGGATCGTCTTTTGTATTGATTGAAATCCAATCCACTTGATCACCATGTTTTTCAGTTAGGTCCTCTTTGAGCATTTCAATAGTAGGTTTGATGGTCATACACGGACCGCACGTAGGAGACCAAAAGTGTACAATGTGAACAAGGCTCATTTATCTACTTCAAGATGAGTTATTTGTAAGCTTGTTCGCTCGGCTCGGATGAAAGGCGCTCGTTGAATGGTTTGTTTGGTAAGGTTGACATCACGATCCTTACAGAGTTCGGTAAACGCTTTGAACAAGTGTTTATCAATGACCGATTGATCCAATGTAGTGAGGTTTCCTCGCATCCAGGTCAGAATGGAGGATTGAGAGACTGGAGGGCCCATCAATTGAAGAGGACATCCTTCAAACAGAACATCGGTTGCAGGAGGAGGTCCTATCGGTGCAGGTTCCAAGGTTCCACGTGCCATTCGATCTACAATGTCATTGTTGCGAGACAGTTCATCTTCGCCTCCAGTATGTGATCGCACGTGAACAAACCGATGGCTCTTGAACTTGGACAATCGCTTGCTGATGTCTTCAAACAAGTCGCGATGCAAGACAGTTCCTCCAACTGAAGTCTTCCACCCACGTGCAACCCATCCTACAATCCATTTCGTCAAACCGTTGATCGAGTATTCAGAATCCGTATAAATCACAATTGATTCGTCGTAATATCCACCTTCATCTAAGATCACGACGGCTCGATGAATGGCAGCAAGTTCACCTCGTTGATTGGTCTGAGGTTGATTGTCAGGAACACGTGCCGACGTACTCAAGGAAGGATGATCTGGGAACCACACTGCATATCCAGCTTTTGATCCAGGTCTGCCATTGTTCGAACACGCACCATCGGTAAACACACGCATAGTACCTATTCTTTAGAGGATGTTAAATCCGTTTCGTAAGCACGCGGATCGTTCCAAAGAGACAGGTCCAATGGAGGTCCTACAATCGTAGGGATACGAACAACCGGTGGAAGTGATTGAACGATACACCGACTGACAATGGCAGACTGAAGCGTAGGTTCTTCAATGTGAAACCAGACACGACAGCGAAAGGATCGTTGTTCGAGGGATCTTCGCAACATCTGCTGACAGGCTAAACTCAAAAAATGAGCGTGCCAAATCAAGAGTAATCGAATGCGAATCCCTGGACGTGTTGGAATAAACGTGGTCCATTGACTGAACCATTTTGCAAAGTCTTCCATACTGTTTGTCACTGCAGCATCCACCTCTTCAAAGTCGCACTCGTGTTCATGTGCGGTTTTGTAGGTGTTCCAAAGTTTCGCCGTTTCAACATCGTTCAGTCGTTCGTACAACACTCGATGTGGAGGTGGAAAGTCCATGTTCCTTGTATTCCTATAGGGTTTAAGCCGAATTTTCATCGGAGACAATCTTCTTGACAGGAATGTCTGCAGAGACAATGTAAATCGAATTTTCAGTCATGACTAACCATGTGTTCTCCTCCTTGAGTCGCCAAAGCTTCTCAATGGCGGATGTGTATTCAGTTCCAGACTTAACCAAGTGCTTGACGCTATCCTTTACGCCAATACAGCACTTCTTCTCAAGGCTATCGTGATAATAATCCAAATAAATAGGACGATCCTCTTCGAGTGCGATTTTTGCCGCTTGAACCAAAACAGTTGCAGAAGGAACTGACATTTATTTGTTGTGCTCGGTTGTCTTCTACATAGAATCAACGCGAAGCCTTTGCGGCATCTTCTAGCTTGAAGCGTGATTTCATGTTGAGTGAAGGTGTTTCGGCTTTAGGGTTCTTCAACACCTCGAGAAGTCCAGTCTTGAGAGGCACCTTGGTTGCGACGGCAAAGATGAAGCGAACGAGTGCGTCTACGTGTTCTTCGCTTGCTGGAGATTTCGGTAGACGAATGGTATCGCGAAGATCCTCCATGACTTGAGACACGAAGCCAGCCATTGTCTCTTCTGGGATCAGTCCACGTGTATACAGTTCAGAGATGTAGACTGCAAATCCACGCTTGGTTTCTTTCTGTTTGGTCCATGCGATAATCGCATTGTCATAGCCTGGATCAGAGGAAGAAGGAATGATAGTTATGTTTTCGGTATTGTACAACTTGGCAAACATACCAGTTTGGGAGACCAAGTCTTGATGGGCATCTGGATACGTCTTTGCAATTTCTGCATAGGCATCTGCCATGATGGGTGCGAAGAAGTTCATCTTGATTCCGTTGTCGAACAACAGGGTCGTCACACGAAACCTGAAGGCTGCGTCACGTTTCTTGAGACGTTCTAGAAAGTCTGCCATCAGTACACCGTAGTTGGTCTTGCTCAATTTGTTGATCTTGCTGACAATCTCACTGTAGTCCGGATCGTCTTTCTCTTTGACTTTGCGAACCAAGTCAGCGAGTGAGTTCTCACGCCAGTTATCATGTTCGCGTGGTAGAGGACGATGTGCAACGTGAGCACGTCGAAAGGGAGTTTGAAAGGAGATCTTAAGTCTTGCGATAATTCCTACAATCTCATCGGAGAGGGAGGGTCTAGGTAAAGCTCGTGCTGCGTAGATGGCTGAAACGTTCATTTTAGGGGGGACACTTATTGACTTTCAACATTCTAAATCCGTTTTCAAAACGGATGAGTTTAAGGATTACGAAATGATTTCCCCCTCTCTCACAATGTCCGACGAACTTCCAACTACTTGGGTTCTGTGGTATCACGACCCTAACACTACAGACTACTCTCTCTCCAGCTACATTAAGATCTTAGATATCAAAACACTCACAGACTTCTGGTCAATCGTTGACGGAATTTCACTCAAAGCCTGGAACTCAGGTATGTTCTTCTTCATGCGCGAAGGATACCGTCCACTCTGGGACGCACCGGAAAATGAACACGGTGGCGCGTGGTCTAAGAAGATCGATGCATCCGAAACCAATGCAGTGTTCATCGATTGTATGGTCCACTGTCTAGCCAACAGTTTCTTAAAGACACAGAATGAAAACATTGCAGGAGTTACTGTCTCTCCCAAAGGCAACTTCCACATCATCAAGATCTGGAATGTGTCTGCTAGCGTATCCGATCGCAAACTGTTCTCGCCCACTCTCCGAATGAAAGTAGGGGACGACATCGCGTACAAGGCACATAATCTCCGTCCCAAGTAATAAAATGAACATGTATGTATTGATGTTTTGGTTGGGTATCGCGATTCTTCTTGTGTCACATATCCTTCTTTTTCGCTCGATGCCACAACACTCAGGACTCTCATTGTTTGCAACCGCATTGGTGTTTGTCGGCTCAAAACTTGGACGCGAGTTCCTTGGCCTTGCGTGAACAAATACGAAACCTTGGTTAAGAAACAATGGCTAGCTTCGCAGTTGGACGCTTTCAACCACCCACCATCGGACATGCTCTCATGATTCAAGAAGTCATGAAATCAAAAGGAGATGCATTCATTTTTGTCTCGTCTGCCACTACACCCAAATCATCCAATCCGTTGACGGCAGCCCAAAAGATTACCGCACTTGAGAAGATGTTTCCTTCAGGAGTTACGTTCGTCGATACTTCAGAGTGTGATCCTAAATGTGGTGGACCTGTGCAAGCAAACAATTACCTTCGTGAAAAAGGGTATACGGATATCACATTACTCGCAGGATCTGATCGCGCAGAGAGCTTTGGACCGGATGCGGCTATGTGGGAGTCTGGAAAAAAACACGACATTCCTCCACCCAAGTTTAAAGCCTTGACTCGAACCGAAGGAAGTGGTGCAGCTGCGATGTCAGGGACAAAAGCTCGTAAACTTGCGCGTGATGGAGACTATGAAGGGTTTGCGAATGCGGTTCATGTAGGGTCTATAGACGATGCGGCTATCCGCAAACTCTATACCGCAATTCGTAAGACAAAGGGTGGCACTAGGCGGAACAAGGCATCAAGCAAAGCTTTATATCGCCGAGGTTCGCGATCACGTATCGGATCATCAAGAACCAATCGTTCTTCATACTGATCTCAAGGTTGTTCGATAGATTGGTGCACTTGGTGAACAACAACAAGTGAGGTAAACTGAAGGTTCCAGAGACGATCTCATCGGAATCCTTTTTCGTTATATTGATCTCCGATGCAGAATCGCCCATGGTCACTGTTTGAGACGCGAACGGACCTTTGCAGGTAAACGTCAAGGTGTTTCCAATGTTTTTGATATCCACCGTCTTTGCAGACAACAAGCTCATATCACGACAGGTCTTTTGGAAATCCAACGAAGGCATGGTAATTCGTGTAGGAAACTCTGTGTCTGGCATTGTCATATCTGAATCATCTCGGTCCAACAAGTTCAACTTGTATCGAACTCTTCGCTTCTTCTCTCCATTCTCTAAGGTGATGGTCAAATGATTGCTCTCCGACTTGGAAACGCTAAACGTGATAATATCATCATTCGTAACCGTCTTGACAACGCGATAAAAGTGATCCGTGTTCAATCCTACATCCAATCGTGGAGTTGTATGATTGTACTCGTAATGTTCGAATTTGGCTGCATGAAGTCTCATATGGGTCAACACAGTTCGTGTATTGTCCATCGCAATCATTCGGATGCCATCCTTATCAAAGACCAAGCTCATCTCCACGAGCATCGACTTCAGTCCTTCGGCTAGAGTACGTATCGGTGCGGTTTGAACGGTTTTTGCGACCACTAGATCGTCGGACATTTTGTTTATCCCTTCGGCGCGTCCTTAACTTCTTTTTACGCGTTCCACCTCCTTTGGATTTAAGACTTTTGTTTAATTTCCCTATCGTATCTCTAATATTAGGACCTACAGTACCTACAGTTTTAAGTCTATCTTTACTGGTTGCAAGAGTGGGTCCAAGATTGCTTAGTCTCCTAGTTGACTCAGTTTCAGTAGCAGGACTTCCAGATTGACCAAACGCATCATCAAACTCTTTCTGTCCTTCAGGTTCAGCAGGTGGAACTACAGGTTCCGGTGTAGCTTCAATGGGTGGTGTCACTACAGGTGCATCCACAGGTGCATCCACAGGTGGAACTACAGGTTCCAGTGTAGCTTCAATGGGTGGTGTCACTACAGGTGCATCCACAGGTGCATCCACAGGTGCATCCACAGGTGCATCCACAGGTGCATCCACAGGTGCATCCACAGGTTTCTTACCTCGTTCTCTCATCTTTTTCAATGCATCCTTCAATGGTGTCTTTGATCCAGGTTCAAGCTTTGCAAACGCTTCGTCAAAGTATTTACGTAATGTTTCGAGCGACTCTCGTGTAGCACTTTCAAGTTTAATCAACACTGTGATAAGACGTGGACGACTGAATGCCTTTGGAATTGAGTCTAAGATAACTCCTGCTTTGACAAGATCTGGCTTTGGTAATAGTTCAGCAGTCATAGGTATATCAGCTGTAGGTTTATTAGGTACAGGTTCAATAGGAGCTTTAGGTTCAGGTACAGTTTCAGTTACAGGTGGAACTACAGAATCAGTAGTATCAGGTTTTTCAGCTACAGTTTCAGTTACAGGTGGAACTACAGAATCAGTAGTATCAGGTTTTTCAGCTACAGTTTCAGTTACAGGTGGAACTACAGGTTCAACTACAGGTTCACTTGTAGCCACAGATGTAGGCTCGGATGAGGCTTCCATTTCTTCAATCTCTTTCACTGCCTCTTTTTGTCCTTCAGGTTCACCACCGCTCATCTTCACTCCTAATTTCTCCTTTACAGTCTCGACAACTTTGACAATCTGATCTGGAGTTGCAAGTCTAAATCGAAGTTCACTAGACTCATACTCGGCGAGTTTCCCAAGTAATTTCTCTCGTTCAGGCTTGAAATCAGGACATGGTGCAGAACGAGGGTTCTTACGTCGTTCAATTTCAAGACGTCTTGCTACTGCGGCTTCCACCTTTGCTTGATCGGAATCAGAGAGTTCACCACGTGTTGAACCGTATCCAGCTACACCGGCAATTGCTGCAAGAACTGCAAGTGAAATGGTCGCAGGTTCAACTCCACCGGATTTACTTCCACGACGTTGTCGCCCCATTGCTTTAACCATACAAACGATTTGCGTTGAGCCCAACCAATGCGATCAAACTAAAGAATATAAGCATGACGAAGAAGAATCCAAACATATATGCGAAAAAGAGAACTAAATAGCTTAGAAATCCATCGGAAAACTTGGCTGCCAAATACGGAAGTCCACTCGGCAGAAGAAGCAACACAACCAGAGAGAGAAACACGAGGACTGCAAACAACCCTGCCGCGACCATCCAAGTCTTTTCACCTGGAACGACGACACCCAATACAGTGACAGGTCTCTTCGTTTCTTCAATCTTCTTATTTGCATCGTAAGCAGCGTTGGTAGCCATTACTTCAAGATGGGAAACAATCTTTAGTCCTCTTCTCCACCCTTCTTACCCTTCTTGGCTAATCCAAACTTGCCTTTGCGTGTCTTGAAGCCCAACTTGACCAATCGGTTCTCTTTCTTGGCCTTCATAGACTTCTTACGCGAGACAATACGTCCTGCCTTGTTGTATTTGAGGTCGCCCTTAGTGAGTCCACCTGGAGTCTTATCGGCTGTGCCATGCATAACTTGTGCGCGTGAACCAGTTGTCATTTGTTCTATCAACGAGATAATTTGAGAAAGGGGTAGACTACGTTCCCAGATACAGTAGTGACATTGTTGATTTGAAACGCAGATGGAGGGAATGATTTATATAAAATGAGCGAGTCTCCATTCCATGAATGATTCCACTCATGTCGATCTTCCTTCACACCATCGATATAGTGATAAATTGGATGATCTGGGTTAATTTTGAATTCTGTCTTCAATAGATCGGATGCCATCAAACGCTTTGAGAACTCATGATCCTCCGTGTTGCGAATATCTGCATATCGAACCTGTCTCACAATTGAGGTTTTAATCATATTCATAGGAGACACGCTTCGAATAAAACGATCTGGCTTTTCATACCATTCGGGAAAATCAAGTGAATGATGGAACAGCTTGTTGAACTTACCCCTTAGATAGTGTGCTCCTACAAACGACGCACAATCGTAGTCTATATTAGTGCGTATCATAGGGGTGAACGTTTTCAGAAAATCACGTGCAATCACATCATCGTCATCAATGAAGCAATGATATTTTCCAGAGCATCGATCCATAAGGACGTTGCGTTTCTGTCCTAATGTAAGTTCTCCATTATCCGATTCCCAAAGGACTTCTACACGAATCTCAGGAGTTTCTCGAATCTGACGTTGCACTTCGGCAAGCACCTGTTGGAATAGTCTTTCACGAACCTTCATCGTAGGGATTAGGATGCTGATATCTACCATTCGTATGAATTACCTACGAACTGGGAGTTTAAATGCCATGCGATTCCCAAGTTTTTCTCGGAGTTCTTGTTGGGGTTCTGGTCGTTCGATGTAATCAAATTCGGGTCTGCCACAGAAGAGTTCATATGTCCATGCAAATGGAAATTCCACACCGGTTTCTCCTGGATACACTAATCCGTAGCTATGATGGACTAATACATTTCCCAGTAAGCGTGGATATATACGTTCGGCTAAAAAACTCTGATCATACCCAGCTCCATGATCGCGCGGATGAGTAATAAAATGTTTATATTCATCCCGTACAACTATACCGGCTGTCTTTCGGATTGCCCATAGACCTCCCATGATACACACATTATGGGACTTATTATCACGAATGAGGTGACCCCTGTATTGAGGGTTTGCAATAAAGTTGCGAATCGCCCAACGGTCTTTCCAGTGAATACGACTATCCGCATCTCGGACAAACATGACATCTACATCCGGTTCGTCGATTGCGAAGAAGCGATGAACCATATTGATAGGTCCTACTTCATTGGTCTCATATATACGGACCTGCGAACATTCGGCTAGAATGTTGCGCATAGAGTGTGTAACGTCAGATCCAAGATATACATAGACGTTCCAGGTTGGAAAAAACATCGAAGCAAGTCGTATATTCTCTAACAGTCCATTGTAGTAGAGTGGATTATGTGGTCCGTATAAGCAAAACGACAATACAGGAGGCATTTAGTCTGTTGTATTTATACTAACAAAATGCCTAAGTTTATATGGAATGGAACTAAGTTCGCTCCCACAAAAGATCGCATTGCATTTGTAACATTCGCTACCGACAGATATGTCGGACATGATTTGAAACTTCGGCAATCCGTTCAAACACATTGTCCAGATGCCGATGTATTTACATTTCGTTCATTTGAAGAGATTGGAAGTCCGATACAGTCGGTCAATCCATATGCATTCAAGGTGTATGCAATTGAAAGTGTTCGACAACTAGGATATGATGTTATACTATGGTCAGACAGTGTCAATCGTCTATCTAAATCTATCGAGCCTGTGTTCGATAGGCTTAAAACAGTTGGAGTATACCTACCGGCAGATGGATGGAAAGTAGGAGAGTGGGCGAACGACAAGTCTCTTTCATACTTTGGAGTGTCTCGTGATCAAGCTATGACTATAGAATCGTGTTATGCATGTGTATTAGGGTTCGACTTTCGTAATCCTATTACAAATGAGTTTTTCACACGCTGGAAACGTGCATGCCAAGACGGAGTGTTTTGCGGAATGTGGAGTAATACAAACAATACTGAAAGTGAAGACCCGAGATGTAGAGGTCATAGACACGACCAGACGTGTGCGGACTTGATAGCATATATTCTTAATATTCCAAAGTCAGAACCACTTATAGGGGAAGCGTCAAAGAAGTATTTCACTTCGTTTCGGTATCCGTGAGGTCATGGTCGACCATCATCGCGATCAATTCTTGGAATGAGACACTGGTACTCCATCCAAGTGTATCTCGGATTTTGCTTGAATCTCCACACAGATAGGTAACATCGTTTGGACGCATAAAGTCTTTCGACTGTGCAACCCATATCTTTCCTTGTGAATCGCGTGCGAATTCAAGTCCATTCTCTGTCTTCCACTCCAATGTAACTCCTAAACGTTTCGCAGTATATGTAACTACATCACGAACACTGTATACGTTTCCCGTTGAGATTACCCAGTCATCTGGGGTGTCGTGTTGAAGCAACAACCACATTCCAAATACAAAGTCTTTTGCGTACCCCCAATCACGCTTAGAATCTAAATTTCCTACCATCACTGGTGTATGTTTCTTTCCGTTTACAATCTCACACAATCCACGTGTGATCTTACGTGTGACAAACTCTACACCTCGTCTAGGAGACTCATGGTTGAACAGAATTCCGTTGCTGATAAACATGTTGTATGAATCTCTGTAGTTTCGAGAGATCCAATACGCATAGAGCTTTGCAGTTGCATATGGAGACTTGGGACGGAACGGAGTTGTCTCAGATTGTTTTTCATATCCAGTTGTATCACCGTAGAGCTCGCTAGTCGACGCCTGATATACACGCATTTTATCACGATGTCTTGATTGGCGTACACATTCTAGGATGCGAAGAAGCCCAAGAGCATCACATTCAGATGTGTAATCTGGGATGAAAAATGACACATGAACGTGAGATTGTGCTGCGAGGTTATAAATCTCACACCGTTCATACTGTGGAAGAAGTTCGTCAACTTCTCGAACTACGTTAGATAAGCTGATTGCGTCATTCATGTCAATGTAACGAATATCCAATCGATGGAGAATATCGCGGATAAGCTCGGTATTGTTCTGAGAGGAACGACGAATACACGCAAACACCCTATATCCCTTCTCGAGAAGCAGGTCACATAAATAGGAACCATCTTGCCCGTTTGCTCCTGTAACTATTGCAACTCGATTCATTAAGAAAAATCATAGGCTGGTATGAAAGCCCCTGTTTCACGTGCGTAACAGCGTTTTACAACCGCATCAAGTGGTAGATAACAGGATAAACAATAGAATGAACTATCAACAGTGTGGATCTCTTTTGCATGTTTGATAGTCTCAACATACTCTAAGAAATGTTGATTCACAAACATCTGCGCACAATCGTGCCATATGTGATCCGATGGATACAAATTGATATTTGGATCGATAGTAAGAATTTCATTAATATCCCATTTCACGAGGTCAGTCATATGGCTAGATGAGCGTTGTTGAACAAATATATAAGGTTCGTTGCGGATTGTCTCATACAAGTCCTTTGCAGTGGCAGATACAGGTACGTGGAAATGAGTGTGTCGAACTGCAGGATCCAATCCCATATCTATGTAGAATGTCTTTGGTAAATCATCAAATCCAGCGTTTGGTAACTTGTAAAATCCCGAACGATACACATTGGTCCAATCATCTGGATTGTAGACGACAACCTCACCTTGTTGTGTATTCGATGGCCACTTTTCAGCTAGATATGGACCATCTACCAGCCACAGCTTAATCGTAGGATTGTCGGCAAAAAAGGCTTGGACGTTTCCACCATTGTAGCGCTTACATACCACTACAGTTTCATCGTGCTGCATCGCGATGTAGCGTACTGCACCAATTAACCCAATATGATCACCGATACCCATATGACCAATCACGAGAGCTCTCCTTGCTGGATATCCTTTTTGTTCACGAATATGTGATTTTGCTGCACGGTTTATCACATCCTTGATTCGAAATCGCATGTCGTTCTTGTCTAGTATATCCACGCATTTCTGTGGATCTGGACATGCGCGTATATCGTCTTGCATGACCCAAATCTCGTCGTTCACTGTATACAACTGCTTGTAATAGAATGGTAGCTTATTGACATAGTCCTTTAGTTCTTCATACAACAGGTCGTATTCGGTTTGACAATATTGTCTTCGTGTGTCATCACGGATACGCTTGCACTTTATTTCTAGGATCGTGAGTTTATCAATCGCTTCTCCAATTGAAACTGGTAACCGGATCATGTATAGTCTAGTTGCTTTCGCATTAAATAGTATGTTTCCACTGTTTCAACAGTAGTAAACCCTTTCCTTGTATAGAGATCAATTGCAGTATGATTATCCTTATCAACACTGAGACGCAAATAAGAAGCGTTAATTGCTTTTGCATAGAGTATCAAGAAATCGAGAATGTACGAGCCATAACCCTTTCGTTGATGGGTTGGAAGAACACATACACCAATCCAGAAATCATCGATATGTCCATAAGCAACCGGGCTACCTTGATCGTACACAAATACCGTTGTTTGATGTCGCTCAAGACAGGTTGTTGGATCTCGTGTTTGAAAATACCGAAACGTAGGTGGGAGTTCATGGCTTAGGAACTCATGTAATCCTACGGATGTTGCTTGACGAATATCGAAGACAGTGGGTTGGACCATACAGTGAATGATGTATGTTTGATCATATGCGGACAGTGTCGGAGACGATGGAATCATACACAATGAAGAATGTTGAATATCCTGTGGCTGTGCTGTAATCGATCGGAGATGACTATGTGTATGAATACTGTAAAACATAGGTCGGACATCTACACCACACGTTCGTAGACGTGTTTGGAGGGTTGAGTAAGGTTCAGTATTCGATCGTAGAATAAACATCCACAAGCCTGTAGTCGATGGACTATAGTCGGTGTCTTTGAGCAATCGTACATATCGTTCATAGACTTCGCGCTTCCGACGTAGAATCGCTTGAATGTCCTGTAGTTGATCAAACAGAAATGCAGCCTGCAAGTTTGTCATTCTGTAATTGTAACCAAGTACATCATAGACATAACGTTCAGTCGTTGTCCCATGGTGGCACGATTTGTATATGAAGTCGTAGAGAGCTTTATCATGTGTATACCAGAGTCCACCTTCACCTGTTGTAATGAGCTTGTTTCCAAAGAACGACACTGCTGCACACAATGACTTTGTTCCTACGGTAACTCCCTCATACGATTCTAGAAATGCTTCACAGCAATCTTCTACAAAGACTAAATCAGGACGTAAACGCTGCATACGAGGGACATTGACGATGTTACCAACATTGTGAACAACCACCACCGCAGAGTTAGCTTCAAGTGATAATAAGTAATCCTCATCTTCACACATGTTTAGTGTAGTTGGGTTCATTTTCAGTACTGAAATCTGTTCAGAAGTATATTCATATAATGCACAGTTCCAGACTGCAACAAATACGTAATCAGGCACGTAGATTCGTTGGAGGTTTGGGTATTTGTACTTCAACGACTTATAGAGAAGATGGGTTGCACTTGTTCCATTGTTTACAAGAACAACGTAAGGAGAACCGATGACGTTTACACACGCTTTCTCTGCTTTTGATATAAACTCTCCTTGTGAACTAATCCACCCATCATCAATCGCTTTTCGCACTGACGCTGTGTATGGCTGGATATCAGGGCTATAAATTGGATACTGCATTGTTTATTAACAACTTTATCGTGTAGGTTCTTCAGACGAAGTGGTGAGTTCTTTCATACCTGGAAAGAAGCCAATTCCAGGTGTTGCTATCGGATTAAAAGATCCGATAGGAGAAACATGGGCATTATGTCGATACCCAAATGTAATATCGGTACCCACTTCAATCGTTTCAATTTGTGAGAGGACAAACACGATCATTGCATGAATGTTTGCATCCAACCATCCTTTCATGAAAATATTTCCACTGGTTTCAATTGCACGTATGTATTTTCTAACTAAGGGTTTATTCCACATTTGAAAACTCGAGACGTGGAAATTGTTATACGGTGCAAGACCTGTATATCGTTCATTTTGTATGACACCTCTACTTCGCAAAATGGCATAAAGTCTAGGTAAACGAAGATAGTATTGAATTCCAAGTTCCTTTTTCACAAATTCCATTGTAAAGTCAAACAATGACGATTGATCATTGGCTTCACAGAACAGACTTCGAAAAACATAATCCTTTGTTAACCATGAACTTATAGACGACTGTGTTGGATAAGGTTCTTGGAAAAAGGAATCATCATCTAATCGCATGTAGTGTGTGTACGAGTGTAGAACCGGAAATGATTGTACAATCCCACTAAAGAAACGACACATCATAAGATATCCATATCGTTGAGAAAGTGAACGATTATAAATGTGTTCAAATCCTTTGAAATCAACTTGAATACACTGCTTGACACCTTCAAGTTTTGACGTTTCATCGAATGTGTAGTCCTCATGGAATACGAAAATGTCTGTGTTTGGAAAACACTTGCGAGTTTGACGAATGGATGCCTGTAACATAATGAAACGCGATACAGTGGATCCTGGTATTCTAGTGAAGAAAGGGGACGCCAGATAGAGAATACATAAACTCATGCTTATTTACTTAACCCGCAACTGTTTTTGGATTTCCAAACACAGTGGTGGGTTTCCCCTTGTTACTTATTTATTTTAGACTATAAAGTCTCAACGATCACGTTTAGTTGGAGTATGCAAGACCGCCCATGCCTGACATAACTCGGAGAACGTTATAGTTAACTGCATAGACGCGGACTTGAGCAGTGCGGCCAGAGCGGACTGTGTTGACTGACACAGTGAGCTGAAGGGTTGCCTTGTCGATACGGGAGAAGTTGCAGGTGCCTGAAGGCTGGTGCTCCTCTGGCTTGAGGGCGAAGGAGTAGACGTTGACACCAACCGATGGAGTTCGGCTGTGGTGTTGGTAAGGCTGAACGCGGTCGAAGTATCGTCCCTCGCGCTCCGTGAAACGATCTTGGCCGTTGAGCTGGAGCTTGGCAACCTCGACTGGGTTCTTGCCAGAGCACTTGACGCCACTGTCGAGGATAACCTTGGCAAGGAGGTAGTTGGTTGTGGCTGCGAAGACTTCCTCGCCTTGGTTGTCACCTGAGTCCAACCAAGAAGCACCTCCAAGAGAAGGACCGAAGGCAATTCCGAGACCTGGGAGGTAAGGACCAGAAGGACCGTCGCCTGTTGTGGTGGGGATGCTGATCTGCCCCTGCGAGCCACCATTGGCGTTACCCAGAGAGCCACGGGCGAGGACATCCATGACAATACCCTCCGTGGTGAAGTCATCCGTGTAGTTGAATGGCTGGCATCCGTTGACTTCTGCGATGAAGTTCTGGCCAGGGGTGCAGTCAACGAAGGAGTCTCGTTGAACAACCCAGACAAGCTCCTTGACAGGGTGGTTGAAGTTCAACTGGATCTTGTTGGAAGAGGAGGTGATGGACTCTGCACCAGTGAACTGGAGCTGCTCAATCAAATACTCATGGGTCTGTTGAGCAAATCGTCGTCGCTCTTCAGTGTCCAAATACACGTAGTCAATGTAGAGGGAGGCAGCAGTCAAGGACTGGATTGCAGTGGAGGCTGCAGTGGAACCAGTCTGCTCATAATAGGTACAGTTGATCCATTGCTCGAACTCAACATTGATACGGACCTCGTGGTACTGGAGGGCAATGAGAGGGATTGCAAGACCTGGGTTTCTGCAGAACCAGAACTGGAGAGGGATGTAGAGGGTCTTAGCAGGTGTTCCGGCACGAGGAGCGCAGGAGTTGGTGAGCTCTGCACCAGCGCAAGAGGCATCCAAGGCATAACCCTTCTTGTCCTTGACGAGGACGAGATCGTGGGTGTTACCAATCATGTCATCGAGGGCTGCAACTGTACCTGCATCCTGGGAGAGCTGGGTCCAGATTTGGAGCCAGTCACCATATTGTCGGTCAATGCGCTGACCTCCAATCTCGAGCTCAATGACCTTGAGCAGTCTGTGACCGATGTAGTTGAGCCATCGGAATCGGTTCAAGTTGGTGCCACCGGCAGTGAGGTCGACTGCTGGGAGAACGACCTGGACGTATGTTCGGTACATCAAGTCGGCGTTACGGTTGATGACTGCAGTGACACGCTTGTTGAAGTCGGCCTGGCCGTTGAAGGTGACTTCAATGGACTCCATAGCGAAGTTTGTATGGCGCTTGTAAAGCACCTTCCAGAAAGTGATTTGAGGATTGCCGGAGATGTAAATATCCTGCGCACCGTAGCTAACAAGTTGTAGAAGACCGCCACCCATGTTGTTGTGTCTCATGGCAAGAAGATTTTTTTCAGGAACGATGTAGGAAAAAAGGAGTTAAGGAATGTCCTCCGCTAGACACTAATGGATGAAGATCAAGCCTTAGCACTGGCTGTCGCAGTGACACTCACGTTAACAGGGTTATCCTGCTGGGCGTGTGGACTACACAAGATGTTCATTCGAGAGCGAATCATTGAAGACTCTACATCGCTCCTATGATGAAACTTTCAGGATACATGCGACTGTTTAAGAAATGGACCCAATTGGAATCATAGCGATTGTCGGAATTTTAGTCGTTGGAGGATGCCTTGCATGGCTAGTTAGAAAGGATGCAAATCGATTTAAGTCTGGAATGACAAAATCACCCTCTCATGAAGGTTTGAATACAATGACAGACCCTGCATAGACTATTCCAATATCATTCGAGGAACAATATGCATTGCTTCCAACTCCTGCATCCACAGCTTCATCGCATACGGTATCGTCTTGTTGATGAATTCAGTCTTGTTACCACACGTTCCACAGGAGTAGATGGATTCCTCTTCGTTCATGATCGCAAGAGTTCCACATGTCTTGCAAATGCCTGTAGGGAATGGATCGGACATATCCATCAATCGTTCCTTGGTAAACGCAGCTACACCATGAGACAGTAAGCAATCACGTTCCATCTCACCGACACGAAGACCACCATCTCGTGCACGTCCTTCACACGGTTGTCGTGTTAGACTGACAATCGGTCCCTTACCTCGACTGTGTTTCTTATCAATCACCATGTGCTTCAAGCGTTGATAGAACGTAGGACCCATGAAGATTTCAGCTTGCATCATTTCACCTGTCTGTCCATTGTAGAGGATCTCATTGCCATACGGATGGTATCCAAGATCCAGCATATGTGCTTTGAGATCTTCAACCTTCAAGTGGCTATACGGAGTTCCATCACCCAAGGTTCCTCGTTGAACACCTACTTTTCCAAAGATATTTTCCATCAATTGTGCAATCGTCATTCGAGACGGAACTGCGTGAGGGTTCATAATCAGATCCGGACGCAGACCACTTTCCGTGAATGGCATATCTTCTTCATTCAACAACATACCAACTGTTCCCTTCTGTCCGTGCCTAGAACTGAACTTGTCTCCAATCTGAGGAATGCGCTCAGAGACTACACGCACTTTTACGAATGGGTATCCATCGCTGTTCTTGTCTTGCCACACTCCATCGACACGGCATGGTTCAGTGTTCTTGTGTGTAGTGCTTGCATCTCGATAGGCATATCCAGCCGAATCGTTACGAAGATTAACAACCTTTCCAATGATCACGTCATTTTCCTGAAGCGTTGCATGTAGGATCGGAATTCCAGAGTCACTGACACCTGCATACGAAGTGTTCTTATACTTGCGTGTCAAGTGCTTCATCGGTTTCATAAACTTCTCTTCACGTCCAGAGGTGATATTGCGATGCTCTTCATCCTTGTACATCGTGTAATAGAGCCCTCGCATGAAGCCACGATTGACTGAGGAACGGTTCATAATGATGGAATCCTCTTGATTGTAGCCTCCATAGCACGCAATCGCTACAATTGCATTCATTCCATACGGCATCTCGTGCATCTTGAGGATGTTCATTGAACGCGTCTCTACGATCGGACGTGTCAAGGAACATAAGAGATAACCGTTCTTGTCGAGACGTTTTGCATAGTTTCCAGCATAGACACACATTGCTTGCTTACCCATGGCCGATTGATAGGTGTTTCGTGGAGACTGATTGTGATCGGATAACGGAATGCTACTTGCCATATGACCGATCAACATACTTGGATGGATTTCGTAGTGAGTGTGATGAGGTGTCATGGATGCAGCATCCAACGCAATTCGCAAGGTTTCTGTTTCCGATGCATCAATGTATTCAATACACGTCTTCATCCAGGTATTCCAATCTGCGTTGCGTTCTGGCCATGGACAGCCCACTCGGAACACTGGTCGGACTAGACGTCCTGCATCGGTTTCAATCACAATGGTGTTCATCAACGTATACCATGCGATGGATACGTGAGGGTGAATTCGGAAGGAATGTTTCGCAGCACGCAATTGATCGGCAAGACGTTTAGGATCGTGTGTGTATCCAACGATCACTCCATTGAGTGTCACTGCAGTTCCATCATAGACACGTGCAGTGTCGACCCATGTGATGC